CTTGTCTGTAACTGGATTACACAAGACGATAGTTTCTCATGGACGGGCAAAGTACTACCCATCGGTCACCTTTTCTTAACGTTTGTTGCGTATCCGGGAACTGCTTCATTATATACAGTTTCCGACAGACTTTCCTTTCAGGACACAGTGGTAGGTTAGCGCGAGTAGTAATAGGGATAGAGTCCCCGGCAATCCCGCAAGAGGGAGCGGGCACTGTGTGGCCAGACAACTTAATGTCCGAACACGGCGTAGCCTTCACCCCGGGGCACAAGAGCCAGTTTCTCCTTCCCATTCCTACTTTGCTTACATGCGCCGACTTAAGCTCTGTCAATCGAGCAGCCTAGGGCCGGAGCCCCCCTAGTGTTTTCTACCAGGGCATCCACCTCTCCCTCCATTCCGGCCTGTCGTCAACAGCGGTCTATTCCACAGTTATAACGGTTTTACATGATCGATACTTCCCTGTCCTTAGCACTTTGTTGCAGCTAAGGTAGGGCCATGTATCTCCCGTCTGATTGTCCCCAAACTTTAAGATCCAGCTTCCTCTGGTTTTCCTTTGTTACCCCTCCTATCTGTCCACCCAATTACTTGGTTCTGCGGCCTACAATCGTCTTAACCTATTGCCCTGAAGAGGCAGGAGGTAGGATCGAATGCGAAGTCGACCAAGGGGGGGGGATAGAATGACGGGGTCCGCATAACCAGGTATGAGTACTGTAAACTCAGCCGAGGACTATCAAGATAGCTCTCTTCCACGGTCATAGAATCCGTGGCCAAAAGAGAACCATCCGTCAACTCCAAGGCATCCCATACCATCTTCGGATAGCGGTAACCCCATCGTATCTTCCATCCAAGCCACCTCGGGGCACAAGCCGAGCTTTCCTTACGGGCTTCCTTCTCCAATTGTCGAGTCAGCCGCCTATCAACCTCAGGTTCGCCTGCCTCGACCCTAACCCCTCGCCACGCATCCCTGTGAGCGCGCTCCACATCAAAGCAGAGCTTATCAATGGCCCACATGTGTTTAGGCAGAGGGGGAGGGCCGATAACGGTTGGCAACTCCCTCAGTTCGGGCTGGACCCTTTTATACCTCCCGCGCAGTGAGTGGATATCCCTCCCGGGAGCACCACGGCAGCCTTCCGGCCTCACCCACTGTCGGTTCTTCCGCATCGGTATGGAGCTCTTCTCGAAGCGGGTTTTTAGAACCACCCGCCTCTCCATCAGTATAGCCCTCCGGAACCACGCTCTTTTCCTCAGCACGTTTACCCATCTCGAGGGCAGTCCACTCGGTGAATAGCCTTTCAGGTTCACGATGTGTCGGGCATGTACATTAACCAGCCAAAGCTGGACATCCCAACGAAGACCATCGATCCCCTGGAGGATACTAGTCAACCGCTCACCGGGAGAGTTGTCCTTAGGTCGGAGAAACGACAAGACATTCTTTGAGACGAAATTTCCTTTCCTCACGTCGAAGCATTGACTGTTCAAATCGGCCCAGTCATCTTCGAATTCCGTCTTTTCCTCATTTACTTCGAAACCGAAAGTCCGCGTGGTCTCTCTCCACGCGTCGTACATCTCAGTCTTTCCCGCAAAGAGGCAGTCATCGCCATTAAACCTCCCCGTCCTTTGAGTGGGGCCATATACCTTACAGGCGGCGATATCATGGCAGGATTTATTCAAGAGACAGAGCACCGGGAACGAGATCAAGTTCCCCATCATGCTCCCCCGACGAATCGGGAAAGTCTCATGTCCTAGCCTATCAGTCCACCTCAGGTTCTCAAATGACCCCACGAGAACAGACCTCTCCTCCGCAGTCAGCCTTGGATCCTCAGATAACACCTCCACCACGGCACGTACGGCAGGAAGATAAATATTGTCAGTGGCTGCAGTATAGTCACCACTGATAATCTTCTCACCAGAAACGCCCGCAAACTGTGCAACCGCCCTGAAATCCCCGGCAGTCACGTCCCCTCTGACACACCACCCGAAAGACGAAATAAAATCGTAGATCGCCCGGTGAACAGGTGTCAGGACACGCTTAACGTAAGCAGACTGCATCGTTACGACGCGGAGTTTACCCTTCTGCTTCGCTACACCAACTCTGACCAGCGAGTAATCTTTAGTCTGGTCGTCGGCTGGTACCGACAATGTCCCTCCTTCCCTTTGTGTTCTCTCCAGGCAACCCTGCCTATCGGGTGTATAATCGTCGGGGAGACCACTCTCCCTAGACTCCAAACGCGCTTCAGAAAGCCGTGCACCCCATCCCTCAACCAACATCCTCACATTCCTTTTCAGATTCGCCAAGTGCGCAGAGCATTCTTTCTCTTCTTCTGCGTAGTCACCGGCTACTCTCTCCTTCCATTTGTCAAGTGCAGATACCGCTTGACGCGGGTCACACTCCGGGCATGGTACGTCAAAGATTCGGTTGCACCCCTTAAAAAGTGCATCATACCGTCTAAGACGCCTCTGTGCTCTCCAGCCCTTCGTTTTCAGACCCGCGCGGGCGCGGGCACCACACTCTTTCCACCTCTCCCTAATTGAGACGCAGTGGGCCGTGCCATAACAAGGCACGGAAAAGCGATATGTGAGACTGAACTCACGCGATATCGCTTCCCACGCAATCTTTAGGGCCTTCAGTAAGGACGGTCTTGCAGAGCAAGCCGCGGCGTTACACGCCAAGTCCGCGCTGTCGGTCACAGGAGGTTTATTTCCCATAATGCGACGTAGACTCGGTCTTCACGCAGGGCCTCGGATTTCC